GGATTTAGGTTTAAACTTTCCGGTTGCGTTTATAGTTCCTACAAATATCGATTTTGACACCTCAATGCAACGTGGAACAGATCTTTATACGTTTGATATTTTAGTTGCTTGTCAAAGAACAGATAGTAGAAGTGGACAAGATAAGTTGGCGACCTTTATTACAGGACAAGGCGGCACAAGCATAAGACAAGCTATATTTAATAATAGTACACTTGGTTTAGCCGATACATCTTCAAGATGTGTAAGCGTTACAAATATTAGTGCAGATGTTAGTGTTAATGGTATTGACGCAATAGGTGCTAATGTAGAAATTCAAGTTTATACGAAAGGAACTAGTTAAATGGCTAAATATGAAATCATAGGAAATAAAATAGTAATGGATAAAATCAAAGGCGATATTATTACTATTGATGATGAACAAGTTGCTAAGTCACTAATATACGGTGGACATATAAAAGCTACTAAAATAAGTAAGTCTAATAAAAAAAGAACAAGAACAGAAAACGGAAAATTTATAGCTGATGACAAAAGTACACCAGATGTTAATGAAGCGTGGGAAGAAGTGAAAAAGTAAATGGCTATATTCGTATTTAACGACGGCAAGGCTTTCATCGGTGGTTATGATTTAAGTTCACATACAACAGCAATCAATTTAGAAATAACAGCAGAAGAATTAGATGCAACTGTAATTAATGGTGGGGGTTATAAAACTAAAATAGGTGGTACTAAAGATTCAACGTTTTCATTAGATGGTTTTTTCAGCGCCGGGGCAAATCAACCAGACGCTTTACTTGGTACAAGTATTGGCAATGAATTAATTGTTACAGCTGTACCAGACGCAGGTATAGGCAACACAGCTTATTTTATGAAATCAACTTTATTTAGTTATTCAATATTTGGTACAGTCGGAGAGCTAACACCATTTAGTATTAGTAAATCAATTTCATCAGATATTGTTGTAAGAGGAACAATTGCTTTAGACACAGGACTTACAGCTTCTGGAAATAGTGCAGCTTATCAATTAGGCGCAGTTGCTTCCGGGGATAGTTGTTATGCTGCTGTTCATTGTTATGGCGTAAGTGGTACATCAACACCAACAATTACTTTTAAATTACAATCTGATGACAATAGTGGTTTTTCAAGTCCAACAGATCGTGCAACTTTTACAGCTTTAACAGCAATTGGATCAGAAATTAAATCTGTTGCAGGTGCAGTTACCGACCAATATTGGCGACTAAATTATACAGTATCTGGAACTAATCCGGCTTTTAGTATTCACGCCACAATCGGTATAGAATAACACACACAACCATACTTCTTTAATAACTTATACAATTAAGTTTGAAAGGAGTTTACATTGGCAACATTTGTATTAGATAACGCTAGTGTGACGCTAAACAGCGTGAACTTATCAGATCACGTGCAAAGCGTAACATTAGATATCACAGCAGACGAAATAGTTACAACATCTATGGGCGATACCTTTGTTTCAAGAACAGGTGGATTAAAAGACGGTTCTTTGAACATTGAGTTCCAACAAGATTTTGCAGCTTCAGAAGTAGATGTAACGTTGTTTCCATTATTGGGAACTACAACTGCATTTATTGTAAAAGCAGACGCAGGTTCAACAAGTACAACAAACCCTGCATATTCGGGTTCAGTACTTGTGAGTTCACACGCACCACTAGCGAACGGTGTCGGAGAATTAGCAACTATGTCTGTAACTTTTCCAACAAGTGGTACAATTACTAGAGCGACAAGCTAGTTAAAAGGAGTACACACTATGAATGGTGGTTACGAAATAGAGTACCAAGACGGAAAAAAAATAGAAGCTGATATTAGACCAATAGATTTAGTTCAGTTTGAAAGACAATTTGACGTTGGATTTAGCGCTTTAGCTGATCCCAAAGAAGCAAAATACGAACACGCTGCTTATTCGGCTTGGCTAGGCGCTAAACGAAAAGGGGAAACTAAAGACTTCGATGGATTTTTAGCCGAGGTTAAAAACATAAAGGAATTTTCTAGTGATACCCCAAAAGTTCAATCCTAACTTCTATTGCACAACTAAGTCTAGCAACCGGCATTAGTCCCAACGAATTGCTCAATAGCGATATTGGAATAATTAATGCTTTAGTAGTTGAAATAGAAAATAGGAAATAATGGCATTAGTAAAAGCAAGAACATTAAATCAAAAAGGCTCATTAGGAGTTTCAGGACTTAATGACTTTCTTCGCCAATTTAAAAATTTAGATAAAGAGATAAACAAAGCTATTAGGCGTGTAAACATTGGCATTGCTAAAGAAGTCAGTAATAAAGCTATTAAATTAGGTAAACGGCAGACCGTTGCAGGTCGTCCAGTACATAGACGTGATTTAGCTGTACGAGGTATCAAAGCACGTGCAAGACAAAACCAAGCGTCTATTGAATTACAAGGTCATAGGAACAATGCAATACTTGCGTTAGAGTTTGGTCGTAAATGGCAAAACATACCAGTTAAAACTTCAAGAAGCAGACAAAAAAATAATAGATTTATAAGACAAAGCCAAATAGGTAGATTCCCGAACTCAAAACCGGGTGCAGGGCGAATGTATAGAACTTTTATTGGAGATGAAGCGTTTGATTCTAAAAAAGGTGGTTATGTAGTCGGTAAGACAATACAAAACGCTTTACCACAAATCGCTGAACAATATTTAGATCGTGTATTTGACGCAATAGAAAAGCAAATGGAAATGAACAAAGTTGTAAATATACCAATAAGATTTTCAACAGGTAGTACAAGAGTAATAGGCAAGATAAAAAAGGTCGCATAATATGGCAAAAGCAAAACAATTACGGTATGCCTTTATTGGCGACGCTAAAAGTTTAGTAAACGCAACAAAAAAATCAGATAGTGCATTAGGTAAGTTGGCTAGAAGTGCAGGTAGAATAGGTATTTCAGCTGCTCAAGGTTTCGCCGTAGTCGGTGCAGCTGCTATTGCAATGGGAGTTCAAGCATTGGGCGTAGCTTCCGACGCAGAAGAAGCAGGTGCAGCATTTGAAACAACATTTGGAGGGGCTGCAAAAAAAACAGGCGAGTTTGTAGAAGAATTTGCTAATAAAGCAGGATTAGCGTCGTTTGAATTAAAACAATTATTAGCAACTTCTGGTGCAGTCTTACAAGGTATTGATTTCACAGCAGCAGCGTCAGCAGAATTATCAACAAAAATGGCTACCCTTGCCGGGGACGTTGCCTCATTTTCAAATGTCCAGGGCGGCGCCAAGCCAGTTATGGAAGCATTTTCAAAGGCACTTCTAGGAGAAAGAGAATCACTTAAAACTTATGGTATTGCGATCCTTGAAGCAGATGTAAAAACACAAGCATTTGCAATGACTGGTAAAACATCAGCAGCAGAACTTACAAAACAAGAAAAAGCATTGGCGACCTATGAATTATTATTACAAAAAACAGCAGTTCAACAAGGCGACTTAAATAGAACGCAAGACGGTTTTGCTAACGCAAGTAGGCGAGTACAAGCAGAATTAAAAGAATTACAAGTACAAATGGGTAATGAGTTGTTACCAATAGCAACAGAACTTATGCCAGTATTTAGTGACTTAATTACTTCATTAGGAGAGGGACTTACCCCGGTAATGAAAGAAATAGCACCAGTTATACAACGATTAGTAGATTTATTTAACATACTTGCACCAGTTCTGTTGCCTTTACTAGAAAAAGCCTTTGCATTATTAGGTGGTGCTTTAGACATAATAGTAACAATTGCTGAGGATACAGTAGAAATTTTTGACGACGTAGCAGGTGCAGTAGTAAGAGTTACACAAAAAACAAATGACTTAGCAAGTGCAAACAGAAATATTTCTGGTTTGTCAGTTAAGGTTAGTGAAGCTATTTTTGAAGAAGCAAAACAACAAAAAGCATTAGAACTACAAATGGCTAGGTCTTTAGCAATGGACGCTTTTTACTTAGCGATACATAAAGACAGATTAAAAGCTAGTATCGATTTACAACCAGAATTACAAAACGAAGATGATATGATTGGCAATTTAATTCTATCTAATCAAGCTAACGCAGAAGCAATGCGAAACCAAGCAGAAGAAATACAAAACAGTTTATTGCCTAACTTATCAGCGTTAGTAAGTGCAAGAAATAGATTAATTTCTATTCAAGAAAGAGAAGAAAACGCTACTAAAAATTTAACTAAAGCAAAAACAGATTTGATTGAAGCAGGACAAGATTTAGTTGATGTTGATGAAAGTATTGAAAATAGTAATAAAGATTTAGAAAAAGCAAATCAAAATATTAAACTTTCCGAATTAAATTTAATAAATGTTAAAAAAGAAGCTGCAAAAATAACAGATCAAGAACGATTAGGAATACTTAGA